TTCCGCTTCGCTTTGATTTCTGAGCGTAGTTTTGCAACATCAGAGTCTATTTTAATCCATTCTTTAATATTTTGTACGAGTTCTTCCTTTGTTTCCATTTGTATAATGATATAAAATACATTTTATATCGTTATTAAATATACACATTTTATGTGTGTTTTATGTCAGTTTTATATGTGTACAAATGGTCTATAATTTATATATATGTCACTGCGATCTGTAAGATTTGGCATATCAAGATTTCCAGGTATGCGATCTGTATTAAATTCAGGTTCACCTATAATATACTTTTTATTTATATATGTACACTCAAAAAAATTAGGAATATCTACTCCCTTATGATGTCGCCATCGGTCGCAGTTGTTTGCATGAAAATGTACTAACAAGTGATTAACATTTAATTTATCAAAAACTTCTATTTCGGAATCGGTAAATGGATTGTGAAATTCCATTACAATTTGATCTATTTTTTGTAATTGTGAATTATCTAATGTTTTAACCCACGGTATTTCTCCCCCTTCAATATCCATTTTAATAAAAATTGATGTATTTTCACTATCATTGATAAACTCATGTAAATTTGTAACATTATTATCATTGTGAGTTCCAATATTTTTTTTTATAAACGTTATATTGGGATTTGTTGCAGTCATGTTATTTATAGTGCCATCAAATGCTAAACATTTAGTTGTAGAATATTTATTACAAAAATCTTCTTCAAATGATATGTCGCCAGCAATTCCACATGCAATTAAAATATTATATTGTATGTCAGGAATGTCGCATATAACATATCCTCCATCATTATCTTTTCCTAATCGTTGTTTTGGAAAAGGTGATTTGTATACTGTTAATACAGAAGGATTCATATATAATAATTATAATTACAATTATTTATATTATTTAACTCACAAGTTATAATGTTTCATACAACAATTATCTTTCTTTGCTAAATATGTACATTGTTTCCCTTTATTTTTTCCAGAGGATAGGATTACATGACACTTTGACGTATCAAGCGGTAACTGCTCCTGTCCACTAATTCCAGAATACATATAGTATTCAGCTGGACCACTCATTCCAACTACTCCAGATTCATAACATATGTAAGGTCCCGTATAACCAGCCGGGCCTGTTTGCCCTGTAGTAGGCGGACCAATAATTACATTATCTGGAATTTTACCTAATTTCACTGCTAATTTTGCTTGTTTAACCATTTCCTTTGCCAACTTCAGTTGCTCTTTTGCGGCTACCTTAATAGCCTCCTTCTCCTTCTGTTTTTGCAACTTATCCTTCAATTTCAAGTCCTTTAAATGGTTCTTATAAGCAGTTAACCTATGGGCAAGACAATAATATTTCTCTGCGACAGGGATACATAACACAACTGACGCAACGCATACTCCTACAGTTTGCCCATTAACGTCCGCGTATATATGGCTACATTTACCTGCCTTTGTTGTAAGCGCGCCTCCGCCAGCATTCTTATGATTTTCGTCCAGGAAATTTACTCCGTTAACTTTAGGTACGTTCATTTCCGGATAATAAGGCAATAATTTAGTTTGTTTTTTCCTACAATAAGGGCATCTAAGTTCATCTCTACGAAGATGCGATGCCTCCATCGCATTAAATTTTTGCTTGTGATTAGAGATGTCATGAAACAATGCCATATAATTGAATTCGTGTCCGCATTCTAACTTAACACTATATTCAGTTAAAGGCAAATTAGTTATTAAGCATACTTTTTCTCCATTATCTACAGTGTCTTTTACATCTAATGATTTATATAATTCATCATAAAAATTAACATTTCCTTCAATTGTGTATTTTGCCATAAATATATATAATATCAAAAACCCTTTATATTTATTATCTTTATTAACTATAATATGTCTCCTCCAGCAGTATGGGGTCCACACATTTGGACGATGTTTCATGTGTTCGCAGAAAAAATTATTGATGACAAATTTCCTATAGTATTTCCAGCATTTCTAATGTATATTCGTAGAATATGTAGTAATCTACCTTGCCCAGATTGTACATTTCATGCTAAATCTTATTTAGCAAGAGTCAATTATTCAGCAATTAAATCTAAGAGTGATTTAAAATCTTTTTTGAACCATTTTCATAACACAGTGAATATTCGCAAGCGTAAAGAAATCTTTAAACCAGATGCATTAACACAATACAACTCATATAACATGGGACACGTAGTTAATAATTTTCATAGAGCATATACTACAAATAGTGGCTTAAAATTATTAGCAGATTCATTTCATAGAAAGGCTATTGCGAAATCATTTATACAATGGTATAGACAGAATTTAGCGAACTTTACGGGGGTTTAAGTCGGTTATGCCGAAGGGCTTGCCCCCTTTACGAGTTCACCGTTCTTATATACAGCGCATTTAAACGTCTGTTTTTTAGGCATACTACATATTTCCTTAGTGCTAGAGATTTCATTAAAAAACAAAATATTAGAGAGATTGGCTCCACCAGAATACGGAATATATATTATCATCAATACAAGAAGCCCTAAAGTCAATCCGCCGAGTATGTTAAGGCATACATTAATCATAGAACTAAGACATCCTTTATTAGATTTGATAAAAAAATCAAGTATCATATATCCTAGTAACCATGACACTATCCAATAATTTATGTCGCCGTTTATTATCATAGGACCGCATAAATATATAATAGTAAATGCGAACACAAACATACTAAACCCGCTATTACCAAACGCGCTAAATTGGATATCATTACAAATGCTGTTGTCAAATGGATTACTCGCTTTTCCACCTCTAGAAAATAAAATAATCTCTCTAATAAACACCGCTATTAATAGAATAAATATATATACAATTCCTTTCATATTTTGAAACATAAATGAAGTAGATAAAATAGATAGTGTTAGTAAGATTGGAGAGAAAAATGACAAAAACACAATTATATTGTATGGCTGATAAAATTTCAATATTTTATTGTTATTATAACCTCCAGCCGTTTTATTAAAATTAGGTGTTGGTCTCGGTGCCGCCTGCATATAATATAATAAATTATTATTATATTACAAAACTTCTATTCAAATATTATTCAAATATTATTTCAAATACTTTCTTGATATTATTCACTGAATTAAAGCGTATATCTTTAACCAAATCGGCATCCTTATATTTATCCATGAATTTATCATAATCCTTCTTATTCTCATCTGGGTAAATAAATTCAGTTACCCCGGCTTTAATTCCTCCTAAAAATTTCAAATCCAGTCCTCCTATTTCAGTTATCTCTCCATTGAGAGAAATTTCCCCAGTCATTGCCATATTATATTTAATTTTCTTATCATTTAACAAACTATAAATCGCCGTGGTAATTGCGCCGCCAGCAGATGGCCCATCCTTAGGCACCGATCCTTCAGGACAATGAATATGAATCCCATATTTAATCAGCTCAGTATTATACTGCTCATTCAACTTCTGCTGTACGTCTGGTTCCGTCAAGCTCCATGCCAAGGTTTGAGCCACATTCATACTTTCCTTCATCACGTCCCCTTGTAGTCCAGTTAATTTCAAATCCATAAACTTTTTACAAGGGAACCATTTAACTTGTATGGGGATAACTCCTCCTTGCCCTAGCGCATTTGCCCAAAGCCCATTAATAATTCCAGCAATGCTTACATCATGTATCTTCTTATGCTTTACTTCATGTTTATCCTTAAAATATTTGGTCTTAATATCATCAATCGTTACGCATATAGGCAAATCTCCTGTAAAAGTATTTATATTTTTCAGTACATCTAAATTTATCTCTCCTACAATCTCAAATAAGATTTCCTTTAACTTACGAACACCGGCTTCGCAAGTATATTCCTCAATCACAAATTTCAATACATCGTCAGTAAATATTATCATATCTATTAACCCCATTTTAAGATACACGTCAGGTAGTATATGCGTCTTCGCAATTATCAATTTATCATCTATAGATAAATTACTGAATTTAATCCGGTGTATTCTATCTAACAATATTCGGTCAATCGCATCTACATCATTATAAGAGAGAACAAATAGTGCCTTGGACAAGTCCAAATCTATCCCACTAAAGTATTTATCCTGAAAACAATCGTTCTGGCTAGGGTCTAATAAATGCGTCAAAATCCCAACGATTTCCTTTCCATGTTCCGTTTTGCTTATTTTATCCAATTCGTCAATGAAAATAATCGGGTTCATACACTTTTTATCAATAAGGATTTGAACAATACTACCCCAAGTAGACCCTACATAAGTATAATTATGACCATGAAGCGAGCTGCCATTACTATCACCTCCCATTTGAATCATTGAAAATGGTCTGCTTTGCCCGAACTCATCCTTCAAACAGTCGGATAGTCCGCGCTTAGCCATGGTGGTTTTACCCACACCGGGAGGGCCTTCAAATCCGAAACAATAACCATCTTGCGTGCCATTTATCCATTGTCCTACGATACGTTCTATCTGTTTCTTCGCATTAATATGCCCATGCGTGGCGCCATCTAGGGCTAACTTAACATTATCCATATAACTAGATATTACTTGAAAATCGGATTCAATATCGTTCACTTTTGTAGAAATCGGGTCTACTATATTTGTAGTATAACTACTACATAACTTGCTTATATCAATTAATACTAAGGGCATTGACCCGTTAGTGTCTATGAAATCATTAATTTGTTTTTTCAGTTCAGTTTTACCCTTATTAGAATGTTTAAGAGGAGAGATATTAGTTAATTTATGTTGGTCAATAATTTCATTAAAACGTATAATAGTTTGAATCATCTTAGGTTTATCCGCGTTAAGCAGTTCTCCTTTTATTTTAATCATGGATAACTGATTAACTGGCTGACTGATTTTATTTTTTATATCTTTAATATATTTCACGATTTCAATACTAGTATACGAGGGTTTATTCGGAATACTAGAAAAGTGGGGAGACTGTGCGTGGTGCATTGTATATAAGTTTTGAAATGAATGACGGATTTTGTTCATAACATTTAACACGGGTTCCTTCTTATAAATATTAAATGGTATTTTTAATAATCCATCTAAATATTGGCGTGCTTTGGACCCAGAGTCCTCTGTTTTAGCCTTTACCTCTTTTAATTTTACCATGGCTTTTTCTTTTACCGAATCGTCCACTTTTAATAAGCAAATCTGCTGTTCTAGTGGGATTTTATTTGTATCAAAATTAGACAATTCGTTTGTGTACTGTATAGTGTTTTTCATTGCATCTCGGAAATATTTTTTAATTTGCCATGGGAAACTATCAAATAAGACGACTTGCTCATGCGTGTCAACAGACCCGTTAGAATCATTAGACAATAAGTCATACAATAAATAAGCCAAATATTGATTCTCATAATTATGCGACTGTATTAATAACTGTATTAATAACATACGTTTCAAATATAAATCACTTGAAATAAAATCCTTCACTACTTGCGAGGTATGTTTCTGTTTTATAGAGGTGAATTGATTTACATACCCAACAAATTTTCCATAAATATCAACATTCGCACTAATCAAGTAATCTTTCAAAATCAGGGTTGACATAAACTTATCAAATGTGCCATTTGTATTAAACTCGTCAGTCTTTGGTAAATTATCCATAATATCTTTTTTCTTTAAAGTAACATACTCGTCATTTAAAAAGTCCACGATAATCTCATCCACCACACCATACACGATAATACTCTTATTTAAACTTTCATTTCGTATATATACTTTTATGCCATATATTTTCATGTGAAATGGTTTGGCACTTAATGATATGTCATAACATTCTAAATTAGCTGTGTGTTCATTAATATCGTCTAAGAACGACTTTTTGGATTTTGTGAAAGAGGGCGTACTAACACTAGTATCATGTTCTTCCTTTTTAACCAATTTATAGCTAGTCGGGTGAAAATACTTTTTCAATAAATTAAATTTCATTCTCTCATTCTCGGTTTTTGTAAATGAATTATTGTTGCCAAAACAAATAGATAATAAATCATCTAACGAATTGGTTCCATACATCTTCAATAGCGTAGAAATATCATTATTAATGGTTTGCAGAGTATTTATAATAAATTCAGTTTGTAAATTATTAATATTTTTGCTGAGGTCATGTATCTGCTTACTTAAATCGCATAAGGTATTTATACATGCGTTTACCTCGCTTACTCCTAAAATCTCCAACGTTTTATTTTTCTGGACATTTAAAACTATTTTTTGTATGACATCTTGGAAAAATATTATTTTTTTCTCAACCTGTGTAAACATCTCAAGAGAATGTTTTACAGGTTCATCTATCTTGATGTTTGCTGACATGATATAGTATGTATATATTATATTATCCAGGATTTTTCATAATAATATTATTGTAAACAATTTAATAAGATTATACGTATATTATATAACACCATAATGGGTATCCCAAGTTATTTTTCATATATTGTTAAGAACCACGCACGAATCATTAAAAAATTAAACAAAAATACAATCCATATTGATAATTTATATATGGACTGTAATTCCATCATTTATGATGCGGTACATAATATAGATTTCACTAAAATCCAGTCATCCCTGCATAGTAAATCTATAATTGACTACGTCATTGATAAAATCAATGAATACATTTCTCTCATTAATCCCAATAAATATATTTTTATCGCCTTTGATGGTGTGGCGCCGGTGGCCAAGTTAGACCAGCAGCGTTCCAGGCGATATAAATCCACATTTCAAGCAACGATGAGTCAAAATGTATTGAAAAAGTCAATACAGGATACGTGGAACACGACCGCTATCACTCCTGGCACCATTTTCATGAGTGAATTGAGCAGCACTATTACTGCTTATTTCAATGACCCGGCCAAATATTCCGTCAACCAAATCATTGTATCTACTAGCGATGAGCCTGGTGAGGGTGAGCATAAGATATTTGAGTTTATTCGTAAGTATTCCCTCGTGCATTCTACGCTATCTACAGTAATCTATGGCTTAGATGCGGATTTAATTATGTTATCCATAAATCATCTGCCAATTAGTAAAAAGATTTATTTATTTAGAGAGACGCCGCATTTTATTAGTTCATTAGACAGTTCATTAGAGCCGAATGATGCCTATTTACTAGATATTCCAGAATTGGCTGAAATCATTACACTGGACATGAATAATGGTGTAGAACTTACGTCTGTTCAACAACATAACCGTGTATATGATTACATTTTCTTATGTTTCTTTTTAGGGAATGATTTTATGCCGCATTTTCCAGCAGTGAATATTCGCACTGGCGGCATAGATAAATTATTAGCTGCGTATAAGGCTACTATTGGCAAGACGAACGAGAATTTGACAAATGGGTCAACCGTTTATTGGAAAAATGTGAGGAAGTTGGTTGCCTTTTTAGCGGATTCAGAAGAAGAATATTTAAAACAAGAGACTAAATTGAGGGATAGGAGAGAAAAGTATAGTCTAAAGGTGAGTGACAATAAGGATAGTGAGAAAGATACGGATAAGGATAAGGATAATGAACTGGCATATGCTAGGTTTGAGTCTATTCCTACATATGAACGCGAGGTAGAGAAGTATATTAATCCGTATAAGCCTAAATGGCAGAATCGCTATTATAAAACGTTATTTGAGGTGGATATTGATGATGCCAGGCGGCAGCAAATCTCCATTAATTATTTAGAAGGGTTAGAATGGACTATGACATATTATACCACTGGATGTAAGGATTGGCGCTGGTGTTACCAATATCATTATCCGCCTTTACTACAGGACTTGTTGAAATATATTCCTTATTTTGACACAACGTTTGTTCAATTGAAGCCGCCACAACCAGTGTCGCAGTTAGTCCAGCTTAGTTATGTGTTACCTAGGCAGAGCTTAGGCTTATTGCCAAAGGCGTTATGTGATAAGTTATTAGCAGATTATGATGAAAAATATAACGACGATTGTGAGTTTGTGTGGGCGTATTGTAGGTATTTCTGGGAGTCACATGTGAAATTGCCTGAAATCAACATTGATGAATTGGAGCAAATTGTTACGGGGGCACGCACCGTATAAAAAAAACTTACACATAATTTGTCCCATTTTAAATCTTCAAGGGTGTAAAGGAGGAAAAAACATAAGAAATCAAAGAAGCGTAGAAAATCAAAGGAAATGCCATAGTTGAAATTTTTAGTAAAAATAGTAAACGGTGATATACCTACTTATAAATGTTATATAAATGGAGAACTTATTCAAAAATCGTAATTTTATTTAGCGTAAGACGACATTATTGTGTCTAATGTATCAAATGCGGCTGATGTTTTTTGCTCAACATCAACCAGTGTTTTTACTAATTCAATTATAGTTGTATCTGTTGGGTTCTCTAACAGATATTTTTTTAACCAAAATATAGTCGCAGTTATACCTTCACCACTCGGCATATTTCTATACGCATTGTTTAAATTTGTATTTGTATACCTTAAATCTTGATTTTCCACTATTGCTGATTCCATTTTCAAAATATGAACGTTACTTGTTAAGTACTATTTATCACTTTATGAAAAACCATTTCAATTTTTTCCACCTTTTCTCATTTACGTACACTTTGTGGGCGTAAATGAGTTAAAAGTCAACGTTACTTTGCGAATTGACTGCGTGGCAAATGCGCAAAGGTGTAAAATTTACTGCATAATTAGTACATACGAATAGGTTAGTTGGACGCGCTCCATCTCACTGAATTTATTATAGGGTATTTAGTACAAATACATACTTACCATAACATAGTGCTATTTATTAAACGGTACTAAGCAAAACATTTTCATCATCACAAATTTATGTAAATGTTATATAAATGTATGTAAATGATACATAGTGTGACATTTTAATCAACGGTGAGATGGAGCAGAAAATATGGTCTCGTCCTTTTTGGGCAACTCATTTTATTATTTAAACCATTATCTAGCAATTCTAACTAAGCAAAAGTTTTCATTTTTATCTATCGTAAGACTTAAAATACTATCCAAAAATGGACATTTATAAATGTCCTTTTTTAACTTCCCCAAAAAACTTTTGGGAAAAATAGCTAAGGTTTTATTTGAGCGCTTTCCATCTCACCGAAATTACATCCATTTACTTTTTTTTTGACAAAATACTAAAAATCCATTAATATTTGTTACCATATATGATTTTGCTGGAAATCGGTTTCCTACACTGGAAACGCACATGCTCTCATGCTTGCTGGAATGGACACATGCTGGAAACCGAATTCCAGCAAAAACAACGGATTGGGCTATTATTGTACATTACAATACAGGCTTACCATAATATGGTCTATTTATTAAATTTCAACACGCGTTGATTTTTTATCATCTCAAATTGATTAAATTTCAACACATGTTGAAATTTAATAACCTGTATATATTGCAAAAAACTATGGTCTCATGATTTTTGAGTATAAAAATATATTATTTAAACCATTATCTAGCAATTCTAACTAAGCAAAAGTTTTCATTTTTATCTATCGTAAGACTTAAAATACTTCTCAAAAATGGACATTTATAAATGTCCTTTTTTAACTTCCCCAAAAAACTTTTGGGAAAAATAACTAAGGTTTTATTTGAATGCGTTCCATCTCACCGAATTTACACCCATTTACCTTTTTTTGACAAAAATACTAAAAATCCATTAATATTTGTTACCATATATGATTTTGCTGGAAATCGGTTTCCTACACTGGAAACGTTCATGCTCTCACGCTTGCTGGAATGGACACATGCTGGAAACCGAATTCCAGCAAAAAATTATGGTCTCATGATTTTTAGGTATAAATTATTATTATTTAAACCATTGTCTAGCAATTCTAACTAACCAAAAGTTTTCATTTTTATCTATCGTAAGACCTAAAATACTATCCAAAAATGGACATTTATAAATGTCCTTTTTTAACTTCCCCAAAAAACTTTTGGGAAAAATAACTAAGATTTTATTTGAACGCGTTCCATCTCACCAAAGTTATAATAATTATGTTATAATAAATATATAAAAATTTAATATATATTTGTTATATGAGTGACAACCTATATATGTGCAAAGATTGTGATTTTGTTACATATAGAAAACATAACTATATTTCACATTTAGCTACTAAAAAACATTTATGTGTACAAGAATATTTAAATATGACTAATAACAGCATATACGATTGTCCCTGTGGAAAAAAATATAAAACACGGTCAGGATTATATAAACATAAAAATTTATGCGATTTAACATCTGATGCTAGTGACGCCATTGAATCTGTCCAGGAAACTTACGTAGATACAGAAACTAGTGTAGGCAGTGTAGCTACTACAGGTATCACCCCATTACATATGGACATTATTTATGAATTACTTAAACAGAATAACGAATTCAAGGAGCTTATGGCGGAACAGTATAAGCAAAGTCAGGAATTATACAAACAAAGCCAGGAGTTCCAGCAACAAATCCTAGAAATATCCAAAGAGGGGAAAACGATAAATAATAACCAAACGAATAATTTCAACATGAATTTATTCCTGAATGAGAAGTGTAAAGACGCAGTAAATATAATGGATTTTGTCAATTCTCTCCAGATAAAATCAGATGACTTGGATGTTATTGGAGAGATAGGATATATAAATGGAATGACCAAAGTATTCATGAGCGGAATAAATGAATTAGATGTATATAAACGACCAATTCATTGCAGCGACCTAAAGAGAGAAACCTTATATATCAAGGACCAAAATGTCTGGGAAAAAGAAAAAGATAATAAACCAATAATCATGAATGCACTGAAGCAAGTCGCGCATAAAAACATCAAGCATTTACCTACATGGATTGCCGAAAATCCCGCGTGTAATGATACTACCTCCAAAAAAAACTACGAGTACTTGAAAATGCTTGGAAAGCTCATGGGCGGCGAGTCAAAGGAGGAAGAAGATGATAAATTATTCAAAGTTATAAAGAACATTATTCGGGAGGTTGTCATCAAGAAGGAGCCCACTACCCAGATATTATCGTCATATTAGACAAATCTTTTAACGTAATTTTATCACAGGATTCAACCAATAACCCATTCGCATAAATTCCATAATTCTTATTGGAATAATTATTGTCCAAAGCTATATGATAAATTTTAACTGGTTTCTTGTCCTTATACAAGGAAGCTCTTTTATCTATACATGCCGGCAGCCTGAATTTTCCTTCTGTTACAAACACCGCTCCTAACATATTTATAACTTCTTGTTGTTGGTCGTCCTTAAATTCGTCAACTAAAATAGAATGTCCACCTGTAATGTATAAATCTTCAAATAATTCCGGATAAGCATCTTTGCTACATTTATATAAGCAGTTTTTAACATTATTATTTGAATTATCAATTGTGGTAGTGCCTATCATATTGACTGGCACATATCCACGATGGAGTGTTTTTACAAGTTGTCTTGGTTTTAAATCCTGAATAAGTACATATCCAGATATAGTCAATATTTTTGTATCTTCTTTGAAACATACTATTGAGCCTGAAATGGGCACTTCATAAATAACCGGGGTACCAAATGTACCACTATACGCCGCGTCTGCGATAGTTGGAATTAAATAATAAGTTCCAATATTTATTGTAAAAGGACTACCATATGGATCGTTAATTGTTGTTCCTACTGGAGGTAAATAAAAAGTTGTATACATTACACCAGCATTGTAAGTTGCATTTCCGCCAGTGTAAATATAATTGGCACCAACGTAACCTCCGCCACCACAAATATTAACAGCTTGCCCACTTGTAATATTATTATTAGCAGATAATATAAACCACTGGTTTGGGTATGAGCCATGTGGATAAGTGGTTTGATTTATTGGATATGATATTGTATATGTTGAGTCAGGGGACAATGATGTCACTGCCGTGCCTGAGCCTGAACTTCCTAAAAAGATAGTAGACATATAATATAATATAATATAATATTAATATACAAAGTTACTAAATTGAATTACGGATTTATTTAATAACAACCGTTCCACAAATTTGGCCTCATCGCGTCCTGATTCCATAAAGATATTATAAATGTCAGCTTGGGAGTATAAATACTCTTGAATTTGCGCTAAAATTACAGGGTCCATCACCTTATCAAATAAATGCCGATACATTTCCCCAATAATTTGACAACATGCATTATCTAGCTTAAGTGTAATATCAATTCTGCCAGAGCGTATTAATGCCGGGTCTAATTCACTATAATGATTACTACTAATAACTATTATTCTGTTGGACGTTTCGTCTAAACCATCAAAAATATCTAATAAATCATCTAGAGAAAGGGGCTCATCCTCCAAGGCAGGTTTCATGACAGTAGATAAAATAGTGTTATCTGTTGCGTTATTTTCAATGATAGTTTGCAACAGTTTATTAGTCTCATTAGAAGGCGACTGACCTGTTAATGTATGCGGTGTCGTTGCTACCGGTTTATGTAAATGTTTGCTTCTATCTAACACTATATTGGTCCCACAATCAATATCTTCTATAACGATAATTTTTTTGTCAAACCCAATACTGTTCTTTTTATTATTGTTGTTATAGCGGTCTTCAAAGAAAAACTCCATTAATTGCCGCCGGGTCTTAATTAATTTAAGCGAAAACCGAACAATATGACGCTTAGTCAAGTGAGACAATGATTTAACGAATGAGGTTTTACCTGTACCTGGTGGACCGTGTAGTCCTATACCCAATGTATAAGGAATCCCCTTATCATAATACCATTGCTTATTATCTAACCAAAACTGGATTTTTTTAAGGACCACGTCTTTATTCATAAAAAATGTGTTATTAAACGTTTTAGTGCTGTCAAATACGCGCTCACTCCAACAGTCCAAACGATTTTCATCGTATTTTGTTTTATTAAGAGTATAAATGAATGTTTTACCATCACGCTGTTTTTCAATATTTTTCAAATATGTATGTGTTAACTGCTCTAGATACTGTTTAATAACGAAAATAGAGCTATGATAAGAGTATAATGTAATGGAGATTGTATCGGTTTTTACATCAGATTTAGTAATATTTCTGTTGTCTGATTTAGTAGCTGTTTCATCAAACGTTAGCTTAGCAATCGCATATATTTGTAACTGCGCATCAAATAAAAAAGGTCTGGATTGAGATACGACAAACATGCCAGCCTTATTAATAACATCGTGATTATCCTCATCTTGCCTAAAACTGGCGAATTCTTTGATTTGATAGACGGTATTATTTGAAATCATATTGGATTCAATATGGGTCCAAGCGGCTTTACAACGGTCACTTAATACTATTGTAACTAGAGGTAGGCATGAATACGGTTTAGTTGTGGAACTTTTATGACCTTCAATAATGATGGTATGTTTTTTATAAAACAGGGATTTTATGTTGTCAATGCTGTATATTAACCTTACGTCAGACCATATGTCAGACCATTCTGCGTCAAAAATGGCTTTTCCTATACAGCTTATCAAGGCGAAAGCAATAGTTGTAATAAATGTATCTAGGATAGGGTTATCTGTTTTAAAAAAAGAGAAAATAGACATTCGGATAGAATCGTTAAATATGGTGCGTAATTGAAATAAATCCATTTTTGGAAACATGTGTTTAGATAATATAGTGAATTGTGTTTATATTATTTTGATTTGTCATTTATAACAGTCAGATGCCTCATATTTACTTTATTTTCTAGTTGAATAAGTATTTTGTTATAAGCATGTGTTATTAGTATAAGGGTGTAAAATAAGTACGCCATCAATGAATATATGGCAATGTAATACATATATTCATAACTAGTAGTTAACATAGACCAAGTGTAATGTAGTGAATGAATTAAATTTTTACTAAACACTGCTAATACGTTTACTATGATATAGGTAAGAGACGCTATAATGTGTTGGTCCATAATAGGAATAACCTCATTTTGTTGAGTAATGAATACAGGAAACATTTGTATAAGTAATTGAATAAATGACAACAACAATTCGTTTCAATTTTACGGAGGCTCTGACCCAAAGGGGGGTTTACGGGGACCTTACCCCCGTACCAATCATAAAGTATTCAAATAAGCTTCTCTTATTAATTTTGTTACAAATGTTAGTATCAACTAATACATCATAAAATGTATATTTTAAATGTTTAGCATTTAATGCGACTTTCATTTCGCCAGTATAACAAATTAGACCAATAACAATCAATATATAAATTAAGTAACGCGTATATTTTCTAATATGGGCAAGTGATGCAAATCCGGTTTGTGTAACTTTAATAAAATTAATTTCAATAGGCCAAGTGGTAGAAATTAAATATTGATGCGCCTCAGTATCTTCTTTCTTACAAACAGGATTATACCCTTCTACTCCAACTACACAATATTTGGCGTAATAAGTTTGATTAATACGAATAAAATATAACAGTACTACTAAAAACAAGATTATTCCTGTAATACGCATATCTAGGCGTGTAGATAAGACAAATATAGGAAATATTATAAAAGAAGCGAATAACCTAGTCATAGGGGGCAAATCATTTACGGCAGGGGTTTTTGTTAATAATGATACCAAGAAATAAAAAGACACGAAACATACTAAATATAATATTCCAGGATTATTTTCTACAATATTTCGTTGACTACATCGGAGAATATTATAAAAAAAATGTGAAAAGATTAGTAAGTATCCAATTGCTAAACTGGTTATTAAGTCGGTTTCAAAAATGTTAGTAGTTATTTTAGGCAGTTTAGGAGCGGATGACTTAGGGTCTTCCGAATGGTGAGAATATGGTGACTGCATATATATATACGCTTTTAAAAAAAGCGTGGCAAAAGAACTTCGTTTACGCTTAAAAAAAACGTGGCAAAAATATTATATATTTATTTATTGTGCTTCATAGTTTTTGATTTACTTTTCTTAAATTTTGCGTATTTAGTTATTATTTCTCTGAATTTGGCTAATGTTATTTCACTTGGAGGTTTTGGAACAATAGCGCCCTCTACAATTAACTGTGGATTACTTGGTATATAGTCTTTTGAACATCCAATATCATTTTTAACTGTAACTACTAGTCGTTCAACTGATGTAATTCCCATACCAGTTCTATTCCAATCACATTCTGGATTTAATAATTGACTATTTCCAGCTTTATCATATGCCCGAGAAGCAATTACATAATCTCCTTCTTTTATAGGGTTCCACTCATATTCCCATTGTATCCAACCATATTTATTTTTAAATCTATGAACTATTTTTGCATCTGCCCATGTTTTTAAATCATCCACACTGATTTCAACTCTATCAATGACATCTACACCTGACCAAGCGGTTCCTTTAAGTATCGTGTTACCTGGTGCTAAAAAACGATGTCTAGTTAATAAATCAGATATACCTGGTGGTAATATTAAACTATCTACTTGTTTTTTAGCAAAATGTACACCTTTATCGTTACCATCAAACGTTCTTCTTTGCGAATATACATTTTGTTGAACACCGTCAAATTTTTTATCTACAGCCGTAATAGCCCTCAGCCATTTAACTGAATATGATCCATAATAATTTGGCACTATAACCCGCAATGGAAATCCATGTTGAGGTAATAATGGCACATCATTTTGAGCCCAACATAACATCACATCTCCATTAATTGCCTCATCTAATGAAATTGCTTTTTCATATGAATGCTCTACTCCTAAATCAACGCCTGTATCATTACCTGTAAATACAATGTCAACTGCAGTATTTAATAGTCGTGCTCGTTCAAGTATATATTTTAATGGGGTTCCTGTCCATTTATATGTTCCGACGCATTCTTTTGACCAAGGCACATATACCGGACGAGGTTTTATTAAACCTCTACCTACTCCAGCACATTGCATTGTAACTACTTGTTCAACAATAGGTCCTTGCATTAATTCTTCTAAACTAATTGTAAATGGATGTTTAACTTGTCCACCAATGCTTATTGTATAATTTTGCGCCTTTAAATGAGTAGGAATATCAAAATGTATTAATGTATAATGTAATCCTAATGGAGTAATTGGATAACTTAATGCTTCCATTGGAAATCCGTGATTGCGGAAAGCAAGTGCTATTTCGTAAATACTAAAATCACGCCAATTTTTTTGCGGTTTTGGTCTAAATGGTGTAGGTTTACCAGTTAACTCAGGGGTAGCTATTCCATGTGTATCAAAGGCTTGTTCTTTGGGGTCTAATATTGTATTTTCAAAACACAATGTGTGTGGGTTTTGACCTTTAGGATAATGGGCATTAATTATATTAGGTGTTTGGTCATCTATATTATTTTTTGTTGCATTTATATGTTGAAACCATATTGGAAATTTTATGTGTTGGTCAAGCATATTATTTATTTTTTTAAGTAACTCTGGTTTTGATAATTGTTCATACTCATTTATTTTCAACAGTTTTCCAAGAAAATGTAATTGTTTTATGCTAGTTTTTGATGACTTATTTGACTTCCAATTATGTAAATATTCATTAAACCATTCTCTAAATGGACTTGGTGAATTTTCTAGATATTCTCCAAATATATAATATGGATTTGCCCCATCATTGATTGATGCTTCAATATATTTTTTATTATTATTTTGTGATGATTTTAATAATAATGATGATGTTCTATTTAACATTTATTATATAGTATTATTATTTATATTATTATTACACGTACATCTTTGCGCACTGACTGCGTGGCAAAATACGTTTTAAAAAATGTGTTGGTGTTAACCCGCAATATTTTCCCGCCTAAAATAGACGCCTTCGGCAAATCATCTAGCGGTAAAATAGCGCGATAATTACGCGCGGGTTCTAAAACCCTTGGCCTGAACACTATAAATGACCCCATATATCGTCTCGTTATTGTGTGAGTTATGTCAACCACATGAGACGACGATTAGTATTTTAGTAACAATTTTTTGTAATTTAGCGTATTCCCTAATATTTAGATATTTAACAGGATTAATAATATAAATAAAGTGTATAATGTCATCTATCTTCACAAATGTGCTTTCTAATGAAGAATTAAATTATTTGAATACTCGCCCTGAAGTTCTTGCAGCCAAAACTTCATTGGACTCCCAGCCATCTGGAATGGTCTATTTTTCGGTGCCTATAACAAATTCAATTCGTGCTACTTTACAGGCGCGATTTGGCTTACATCTTTTTGTAGATTCGCAAATACCTATGAGATGGATTAAGGGAGACACCTCACCACATGTGGATACTGGTTCCTCACACTTTAAAAATACCTATTTACTGTACCTCAATGACTCACCGGGAGAACTCGTAGTTGATTCACAATCTTATCCTATTAAATATAATACAGGATTTGTATTCAATGAAGGACTTTCGCACAAAACACAGTACACAGAAAATGTTCCTCGTTTATTGCTTGGTCCAATGAATGAATTGGTTGAACCTGTTGGAGGGCCGCCTTATGGTATACAATATTATCCTACACAAGCAGATGCTCTTGCTAATACAAATTCGTACGGTTCTAGTGGGTATCAAGAGTATACAATTGGCGCCAGTGGTCCGTTTGGACCAGGACCTGTTGGTTATACAAGTTGGAGAATTGCCAGCAACAGTACTGGTTCCTCTTCACAAGCCTTAGTATATCCAAATGGAAGTGTTTTGGATGGAGGAATTGCTTTAACTGCAATATATTATTTATATCCCGCGGCTCCTGATTCAACACTATTTTATTATCTAAGTGAATATGACGCACTGAATAATACTAGCACCTCATATATTGCATATGGTGGCACTACTGTAGCGTCTGAAGGTGGATATAATAGTTGGAGATTAGCATCAAACAGTACTGGAACATCTTCACAAAGTGTAATTTATAATGTTGGCAATGTATTAAATAATGATGGTGACTACTATTTATATCCCTCTGCTCCATGCTTTTTAGAAGGTTCTACAATCCTCTGTCAAGTAAACGGTA